GTTATACTAAAAAGTGAGTGATTTAAAACAAATAATAAGGCAAGAATATTTAAAGTGTGCCCAAGATCCTGTACACTTTATGAAAAAATACTGTATGATTCAACACCCCCAAAGAGGTAGAATCAACTTTCACTTATATCCTTTCCAAGAAAAAGTTTTAAATTTACTTCAAGATAACCCTTATTCAATTATCTTGAAATCCCGCCAATTAGGTATATCTACTCTATCAGCAGGATATTCTTTATGGTTAATGATTTTTCATAAGGATAAAAATATACTTTGTATAGCTACTAAGCAGGAAACTGCTAAAAACATGGTTACAAAGGTTAAATTTATGTATGAAAATTTACCTTCGTGGCTTAAAGTAGATTATGAAGAAAACAACAAACTAACACTTCGATTAGCAAACGGTTCCCAAATTAAAGCAACTTCAGCATCAAGTGATGCAGGTAGATCAGAAGCAGTTTCACTTTTGTTAATTGATGAGGCAGCTTTTATTGAAAATATTGGTGAGATTTGGGCTTCAGCTCAACAAACACTTGCTACTGGTGGTGGGTGTATAGCATTATCTACTCCTTATGGTACGGGTAATTGGTTTCACCAAACTTGGGTTAGGGCTGAAGCTAAAGAAAATGAATTTTTACCTATTAAATTACCTTGGTTTGTTCACCCTGAACGAGATCAAGCATGGAGGGATAGGCAAGATGAATTACTAGGAGATCCTAGAATGGCAGCACAAGAATGTGACTGCGATTTTAGTACTTCTGGTGATATTGTATTCTACCCAGAATATATCGAGTATATAGAAAAATCTACAGTCAGAGAACCACTTGAAAGACGTGGGGTAGACCAAAATTTATGGATTTGGGAACCAGCTGACTACTCTAGACAATACATAATTTCAGCTGACGTAGCTAGGGGAGATGGAAAAGATTATTCTGCATTTCATATTTTTGATTTAGTAAATGCTACTCAAGTAGGTGAATACAAAGGGCAAGTATCAACTAAAGACTTTGGTAATATACTTACAGCAATAGCTACAGAATACAATAATGCTTTATTAATAGTAGAAAATGCTAACATAGGATGGAGTACTATTCAAACCATAATTGAACGTCAGTATCCTAATTTGTACTATTCACCTAAATCAGATGCAGTAAGTGTAGATTCATACCTACAAAACTATGAAAATAGTTCTAATATGACTGCTGGGTTTACTATGTCAACTCGAACCCGTCCAATGGTTATAGGTAAATTTCAAGAATATGTTGCTGACAAAGGAGTTACCATACAATCAAAACGTTTAGTTGAAGAAATGAAAACGTTTATTTGGAAGTATGGGAGAGCAGAAGCTCAAACTGGTTATAATGATGATTTAATAATGAGCTTTGGTATCGGCTTGTATGTACGAGATACCGCACTTAAATTTAGACAACACGGAGTAGATGTTACAAAAGCAGCTTTAGGCTCTTTCCATAAAACAACAACTAATTATCAAGGAGCTTATTTTTCTACAGGACAGGATAACCCCTACCATATGGATAATGGAAAAGGAGGAACTGAGGACTTTAGTTGGCTTCTGTAATATTTATTCATATATTAATATACTATGGCTGATACTAGCGTATTTACAAGACTAAAAAGATTATTTTCTACGGATGTATTAATTCGTAATGTTGGTGGTAACAAGCTTAAAGTATTAGACTTTAGTAATTACCAACAAACAGGGCAAGTTGAAACTAATTCAATGGTAGATAGATTTAATCGTCTATATACTACCAACCAAATGCCTGTTTACAACCCAGCATTAAATTATCAAACTTTAAGAACTCAACTTTATTCTGATTATGAAGCAATGGATACTGATGCTATCATTGCTTCTTCTTTAGATATATTAGCAGATGAATCTACCCTTAAGAACGCTATGGGTGAGGTTCTCCAAATCAAATCCCCAGACGAAAATTTACAGAAAATTTTATATAACCTCTTTTATGATGTTTTAAATGTAGAATTTAATTTGTGGATGTGGATTCGTCAAATGTGTAAGTATGGTGATTTCTTCTTAAAACTTGAAATTGCCGATCAGTTTGGAGTTTATAACGTAATCCCTTATACAGCATATAATATTGTTAGAGAAGAAAAACTTAGTGAATCTAATAATCATGATGTAGAAGTTAAATTTAAATTTGACCCTGATGGTTTAAGTGGAGGTGGGGAATATGGTGGTTATTTTGGAGGATTACAAAGTGCAGGAGGTAATACAAATAGTAGAGCTATTTACTTTGATAACTACGAAATAGCCCACTTTAGACTTTTATCAGACGTAAATTATCTCCCATACGGTAGAAGCTATATAGAACCCGCACGTAAATTATTTAAACAATATGTGTTAATGGAGGATGCTATGTTAGTACACAGAATTGTACGTGCTCCTGAAAAGCGTATTTTTTATATAAATGTAGGTAATATCCCACCTGCTGAGATAGAAAACTTTATGCAAAAGACTATCTCAAAAATGAAGCGTACTCCTTATGTTGATCAACAAACTGGAGATTACAACTTAAAGTATAACATGCAAAATCTTTTAGAGGATTTTTATATCCCTATGAGAGGTAATGACACATCAACTAAAATAGATACAACACCTGGTTTACAATATGATGGTATAACAGATGTTGAATACTTAAGAGATAAATTATTCGCAGCATTAAAAGTTCCCAAGGCATTCCTAGGATATGCTGAAGATGTAGAAGGTAAAGCAACATTAGCTTCTATGGATATTAGATTTGCTCGTACAGTAGAACGCATCCAACGAATTATCCTCTCAGAATTATATAAAATTGCGGTTGTACACCTTTACACACAAGGGTATGATGGTGATGATTTAGTTAATTTCGAACTTAACTTAACTACTCCTTCAATCATTTATGATCAAGAAAGAGTAGTATTAATGAAAGAAAAAATGGAATTAGCTACCCAAATGATGGATTCCAAACTATTTCCTTCTGATTTTGTTTATGATCACATCTTCCATTTTAGTGAAGATGAATATACTGAATTTAGAGATTTGGTTAATGAAGATGCTAAACGTGCATTCCGTAACACTCAAATTGAATCCGAAGGAAATGACCCACAAGAAACAGGCCAATCATATGGTACCCCCCACGATTTAGCTTCATTATATGGTAAAGGTAGATACTATGACGAACCAGACAATGTGCCTGCTGGATATGATGAAAAATTAGGACGTCCTGAAGAAAAAGTTTCTAATATTAATACACAAGATAGTAACTTTGGTAAGGATAGATTGGGTGTAAAACGAATGAAGGATACTGATAAAAATGATTCTGATTCAATACGTCCTACATACAAAGGAGGTTCTCCTATGGCTTTAGAAGCTAAAACCGCTTATTTACAAAATAAAGATATGCTTAAAAAGATTCCAATAAATCGCAAGCAGCTAGTATTTGAGCAAGATGAGTCACTATTAGATGAAGGTAATTTAAAGGAATAAGAAATTTTATATATTTATAAAAAAGCCTATCAATGAGAATCAAACATTCTAAGTATAAAAATACGGGCCTTTTATTTGAGCTTTTAGTGAGACAAATAACTGCTGACACTTTGTCTGGTGGTGAGTCTGCTTCCCTTAATATTTTAAAAAAAGCATTTGCTAAAACTGAATTAGGGAAAGAATATAAGCTATACGAATCATTATTTAAGAATAAAAATTTAAGTGAAGGTAAAGCAGATATTACCTTAAATACTATATTAGAAGCAACTCGTAAATTAAATAGAAGTGCCTTAAGAAGGGAAAAATATAATTTAATTAACGAAATTCGTAAACATTATAATTTAGAGGAATTTTTTAAACACCAAGTTCCTAATTATAAAGGATATGCTGCTTTCTATAAATTAATAGAAATCTACAACTCAGATAAATTATCTGAAACTGATGAAATTATTTCTAATAAAGTAACAATATTAGAATACCTTACAGAGCGTCCTATTAGTGAAAAGAAAGTAAAACAGGATTTAGTAGAGGAATTTAGTAAATACGATAAGGATTTAAGAATTCTTACTTACAAAGTAATGCTTGAAAAGTTTAATGGTAAATATTCTAATTTAAATAGAGGCCAAAAAGATATTCTTAAAGAATTTATCAATTCAATTGATAACACCCCTCGTTTAAAGGAAATTTACAACACTAAAATTGTTGAAGTAAAAAATACTTTAACTTTGCAAGCTAAAAAAGTAAAAGACGAAGCTACTAAAATTAAATTGTTAGAAGTAGTTAAATTACTTAAAGAATTAGATAAAGGTTCTAAAATTAATAACGATGATTTAATTAATCTTCTTCAATATTATTCTTTAACTGAAGAAGTAGCTAAAGTAATTAAATAATGGCCGAAATTATCAAACCTAAAGATTTAAATCCTGAGTTTCTTAAAAAAATTGAAGATACTTATGGGAAGGTTGATATGAAAAATGATTGGTTTAGCCCCGATTTATCAACTTATTATAAAACTGATCCTAGTCTAAAAAAACCAGGTAGTGAAAGAACAGGAACTTGGCAGGATGTTATAGATCTTCCTACTTTTAATAAATTATTTTCGGATTTAGGTAATGCTAGAAATACTGCTAAAAGTTTAAAAACTAAAAAAGCATTAAGAAACGATACTGAATTTCAAGCCCAAGCAGATAATGTAATGGATACTTTTAATTCATTTAGGACATTTTTTAGAACAAATTATCCTGATCAGTATGCTATGGCTAAAAGAACAGTAAAAGAAACTATGGGTATGGCTTATAATACACCTTACGCCTTTGGTAAGGCTAATACCTCACAATATACATCAATAGGTTATAAACCAGTTAATCAAAAATCTCTTAGAAAAAAATCTAAGGGAACGGATTATGTAGATTTGTATAAAGACTGATATTTATAAACATGAAGACACTTCAAGAACAATATAATTTACTTAAGGAAGGTAAAGGACATAAAGATGTATTTATGAAGGAAGCAAAACGTTTGTTTCCTAACATTGTCCCTAATGCTGCTACTTTTGATCAAACAACTAAATTGTTAAAGCAACGTAGCGTAATTAATGAAAATATTTTTCCATTAATACCTTCTGCTGGTTTAAACCCATTTACTTCATTTGATAAGTTTTTAAATGAGGAAGCTAAAGCTACCGAATCTAAAACTACTAAAGAAGTAAACGAAAAAGAGACAGCAGGGTACGATTATAAAGATAAAAAGAATTTAAATAACCAAATCTTTGATCAATATCTTAATGG